TGCAATACTAGCCAATACTGTAAAAAATCTAGGGCTGGCTTTTGACCAACAAAATATAGATCAATACATAAACAAAATAGGCAAACTTTATGGGGTAACTGGGGGCCAAGCTACGCCAGCCTTGCAGGCTTTGTTAACAGTTACAGGCTCAACTGCTAAATCTATAGAGATTTTTAACACGGCTTTAGATGTAGCCGCTGGCACAGGGGCCGATGTTACCCAAGTTGCTCAGGATTTATCTTTAGCATATTTAGGTAATACTAAAGCCCTTAAAAAATATAATACGGGTCTGACCTCAGCTGAGTTAGCAGCTATGACCTTTAATGAGTTGCAGACTAAGTTAAATAATAATTTTGCAGGTGCAGCAACGGCAGCAGCAGCTACATATACTGGCCAGTTGACTATATTAAGTGAGTCAGCGAACCAAGCTAAAGAGATTATTGGTAAGAGCCTAGTAGATGCTATTGACTCTTTAGGTGGCAGTAATGGCATAGCCGAAGTTGGGGAAGATATAAACAATGCCGCGGCATCCCTGGCTAATTTCATTGACAGCATTATTTACCTTAAAGAGCAGATAGGAACGATCCCAGGGGCAGGCATAGTTAAGGGCGCTTTTGGTGCGGTTGGCAACGTATTAGGCAGATTTAGCCCACAACGTGCAGCTGAGTTATTAAAAGAGATTAAAGGCCCACAGCCTTTTAGCCAGCCTATGACTTTAGCTAATCAAGCTACGGGCGTATCAGATGCGGCAGCTAGAAAGAAAGCAGAGCTTGAGGCAATCAAGCGTAATAAAGAGCTAGCCAAGCTAGCTAAAACTCAAGCTGCGGCGGCGCTAGCAACTACAAAAGCCAAAAAAGAGCAGGCTAAATTAGACAAGGCAATAGCCGCAGGCCAGTTAGCTTTAGGCAAAGGCACAGATATTTTTGATATGGATAAAATCCAACTTAACGCAGCCCTAATTGGCCAGGCTGAGGCTTTAGGCAAAGCTGAGAGCGCTGCTCAAGTACTATCTATTGCTAATGACATACAGCGCCTAAAGGTTAAGCAATCCATAAATGAGCTTGAAGATGCAATAGCCTCTAAAGATGTAGCTCGTATTGAACGTGCCACAAAACAACTTAATGAGGACTTAAAAATCTTAGGTACCTTGCAAAGTCAAAACTTTACCTTGTTAGGTATTAAGACAGTTTTGGATAGCCTAAAACCTAAAGAGCTTATAGATCAAGAAAATCTAAATATGGCTTTAGACAAGATACGCGAAATGCTTAGGCTTTTGGCACAGGCTGGCGCAACTCCTAGCACTAGAGCGAAATCAGGCATACCTGAAAACGATTATGTACCACCTGTAGTTTTTGACCCTAACACCTCTATAGATGCAGTTATAGAATATGCCGATGCTGCAACCGAGCGCGCTACGGCTTTTGCTATATTACAAGAGCAAGAAAATTATGCTGCCTATTTATCGCTAATTGAGTTCCAAAGAAAACTAGGAGACTTTGGCGGCTATAGCGCCGATATGAACAGAGGCGCAGGCTATGGATCAGGTTCAACCGTAACCGTAGAGATTATAGATAAAACCAGCGGACTTATTGAAGTAGTACAAACGGCAGTACAAGAAAATAACAGGTTTGGCAATAACCTTAACTTTGCTGGGGCGATATGACCCTGCCAGTAATTCACGCTGTTATTAACTTTAGTACTGGCCCTAGCTTTGCTCAGGCTATGATTTTGGATAGCGGTATATTAGGCACCAATATTTTGGCGGATGCAGCTAGCGTTATTGTGGACGTATCTGACGTAGTAGATAGTATTCAGACAAAGCGCGGGCGTAACCCACAGGCTGACCAATTCCAAACTGGCACTCTTACTATGCGTATTGTTGACCAAAACGGAGACTTTAACCCTCAAAGTGGTAGCTCACCATACGCAGGACTTTTAACACCTATGCGTAAAGTGCAAATTACAGCTACTTATGGTGCAACTACTTACCCTATCTTTGCTGGCTTTATTACTAGCTATACAACTACTACACCTAAAAATGCCCTTGATGTGGTTTATACGACTATTACAGCTGTAGATGCCTTTAGGCTGGCACAAAATGCACAGATTAGCACAGTAGCGGGCACCTCAGCGGGTCAGCTTAGCGGTGCAAGAATTAACGCCCTACTAGATGCTATTGATTGGCCAGCCTCTATGCGTGACGTAGATGCAGGTTTAACTACTATGCAGGCAGACCCAGGCACAGCCCGCACAAGCCTTGCAGCTATGCAGACCGTGGAAACTAGCGAGTACGGCGCCTTGTATGTAGATGCCGCTGGCTCGTTTGTCTTTCAAGATCGTAGCGTTACGGCTGGCAGTACAGGGGCTACGCCTACAGTATTTAACGATAACGGGACAGATATTAGTTATTTCGATGCGGTGTGGCGCCTTGACGATACCCTAGTTTACAACTCAGCCAGCATTACCCGCACAGGTGGCACGGCACAAACGGCTATAAACCAGCCCAGCATAGATAAGTATTTTATCCATAGCTACAACCAGCAAAACCTGTTAATGGAAACCGATGCCGTGGCCCTGGACTATGCACAGGCATACGTTGCATCTAGGGCTGAAACGTCTATTCGCTGCGATGCTATACAGCTAGACCTTTATACCGATAACTACAACTTAGGCATTATTGCAGCTTTAGACCTGGATTACTTTGACCCTGTAACTATTACAACTAACCAGCCTGGCGGATCAACGCTAACTAAAACTTTGCAGGTGTTTGGCGTAGCTCAAAGCATTACGCCTAATAGCTGGAAAACAACACTTACCACTTTAGAGCCGATTATTGACGGCTTTATATTAGACTCATCCATATACGGTTTGCTTGACAGCGGCGTATTAAGTTATTAAGGAGATAGGACTATGGCAGCTGGATTAGGTTTTAAGACCTTTACTACTGGCGAGGTACTTACGGCAGCTGACACTAACGGCTACCTAATGCAAGGTATTAACGTCTTTGCATCTACGGCGGCGCGAGATGCAGCTATCACCTCACCACAAGAAGGGCAGTTTGCTTTTACTAAAGACACTAACGGCCTTTGGTATTATGACGGTGCAGCGTGGGTAGCCTCAGGTGCTACTGGAGATATTGAAGGCGTTACAGCTGGCGTAGGTATTAGCGGCGGTGGCACTAGCGGCACCGTAACCGTTACTAACTCAATGGCTACAGCCATAGATGCTAAAGGCGATTTAATAGGTGGCACAGGGGCAGACACTTTTAGCCGATTGGCAGTAGGTGCTAATAACACAGTACTTACGGCTGACTCGACTGCCGCAACGGGATTAAAATGGGCTAGTCCAGCATCTTCCGCGCAAAACTTTACGCTGCTTTCTACATCAACTTTAAGCACAGGCGGAGTATCAACTTTTACAGTGTCAAGTCTTAGCGGATACAACCAACTTTTAATTTACATTGACGGGGCATCAACTACGGGCGCCAATCCTGTTTATACATTGAGATTAAACGGAGATTCAACTTCTAAATATGTGTCAAATGGTATGCAATTTTCAGGCTCAACAGTTTATGGTAATTTTATTCAAAACCTTAATAATGCATCAGAATTTAAGTTTTGTACTGGTTCAGGCGCAGCAGGTGGTTACACAATGGCACAAATAGTTATTTCTGGAGCAAACTCATCAGGTGTAAAAATGCTACAAGCAACAAATGCAACAGATGCCACAAGTGGTTATCCATCAATTTTTCAAGGTATTTACACAGGCACATCTGTTATTTCATCTTTTAGCATTATCACAACCGTTGGCACTTTTGACAGCGGCACTATGTACATCTATGGAGCAGCGTAATGACAACATATAAAGAAATGGTAGTTGATGCAATTACAGGCGAAGAAGTTATTAAGCCATATACTGCTGAACAAATAGCAGAAGCAGAAGCAGGTGCTCTTGCAGCGGCTGCACTTACAGAGGCACAGGCAAAAGCAGAAGCAGACAAAGCAGCACTATTAGCCAAACTAGGCATAACTGCCGATGAGGCAAAGCTACTACTTAGTTAAATGCAGACTAGCTACAACGGCTGGCCAGCATCTAAGGAGCAGGCTGAGATAGGCGTAAAGCCTTTTAAGGTTGAGGGAACAAGCCTTAAAATCCGTTGCGCTGAAAAGGTAGCGCCCTTGCTTATTAACTTTGCTAAAGAGTTTAACGAGCTAATAGAGCCAATAGAAGGCGGCACGTTTGACGATTGGGGCTATGCCTACAGAGACGTAAGAGGTGTGGTAGGCAAACTAAGTAACCACGCTAGCGGAACAGCTATAGACCTAAACGCAACTAAACACCCTTTAGGCAAGGTAGGCACGTTTGATGCAGCTAAGGTGCCAATGATCCGTGCCCTGGCTAAAAAGTACGGGCTAACGTGGGGCGGAGATTGGACTAGAAAAGATGAAATGCACTTTGAGATAGCACTAAGCCCTGAAAAGGTCAGGGTTTTAATTACCAAGTTAGGGATAGAAAATGCCAACTAGTTCACAAGTAAGCGTAGGTACTACAGCTACATTATTAGTAGCAGCCTCAACCTTTGACCAAACCGTGTGGATACATAACTTAGGCGGTGCGACGTATATAGGTGGTAGCAACGTAACTACAGCAAACGGTTACAAGCTAGACACCGATGATAAAATGGAGTTACCTGTCGGCGATAATGAAGGCCTTTACGGAATTGTTGCATCGGGTACTAATACGGTTTTTGTACTTAAACAAATCAACTAAGGGGCATTTAAGGAGCAATACAATGCAAGAGCAACTAAAGGCTGCGGCCTTGTCTTACCTACGTGCAGCTCTATCGTGCGTGGGTGCGCTGTATCTATCAGGTATCACAGACCCTAAAGTACTAGCTAATGCTTTTCTAGCTGGGCTAATTGGGCCAGTACTAAAGGCAATAGCACCTAATGAAAAGCAACTGGGAATAGGCGCTAAGTAAGTGTCACAGGCCCAGGCATACATAGCCGTAGCCTTGGGGATCGCTACGCTTTCAGGGCTTATGGCTGGGCTTGTGCGGCACCTTGTTAAGTACTACCTATCTGAGCTAAAGCCTGACGGCAACGGCGGGCATAACCTTGTAGGGCGCGTTGAGCGTATAGAGATACGAGTAGATAAGATTTACGAGCTGTTGCTAGAGGACAGGCTAGCTAAGTAGGGCGTGTCGCGTTGCCTTTTGTCGGTGCGTAGGTTCATACTTTCACTACACACGCCGAGAGGGCTACTCGGATAAGTAGCGCATCGGCCTTAACAAAGGGCGAAAGATGAACAGTTTAGATCTAATAGTGGTGGGTATGGTTTGCCTGTTTATGGGTTTATTTATCTACGCAGCTTATGAAATGGGCTACAAAGTAGGCCTAGGTGAAGGTTACCTACGTGGCCGTAATATCGCTAAGGCGCTAAAAGAAGCTGAGGCCAAGCGATGAGTAACTTTCTTGAAGGATACGAGGATGTCAACGCGAGAATTATTAGAGCGCGTGCAGAATATCCCACGCTACGTTTAGTGGCATATATTGAGGATATAGACATAACAAAAGGTTATATTTTGGTTAAGGCTGAGGCCTACAAAGAGTACGAAGATCATCTACCTAGCGCTGTTGATTATGCTTTTGAGATGCGTAGTGACCGTGGAGTTAATTTGCACTTTTGGGTAGAAAACGCAGTAACAAGCGCTTACGGGCGCGTTATCGGTTTGCTTACACCTGGCGGTATTGCTCGCAGTACTAAACAGGATATGGAAAAGGTAGAGGCGCTTAGCACTAAAGACGTAGCACCTGTTAGCGATGATCTATGGGCTACTACACCCGTAGCACAGACCATAGAGGCTGTTAAAAATGAGTTAGGTGGCATCTACCTACAAGGCAAACCTGAGTGCATCCACGGGGCGCGTGTATGGCGAGAAGGCGTAAGTGCCAAGACCAACAAAAAATGGGGCAATTACAGCTGCATAGAAAAGAGCAAGGCAAACCAATGTGATCCAGTTTGGTATATGCAGACATCTACAGGCTGGCAGCCTCAGGTATGAGCGAGAGCTACGAGTTAATCAACCTTAAAGAGATGACAGGCAAACTTTTTGTTAACGGTGAGTTAGCAGCTGAGTACAAGGTTGAACAATGCGATAAGTGCGCCCTGGTAGCACAGCTAGATAAGTTTGG